ATGAAGTTCAAGCTGGCGCATCCAGAATGGTATCCAGCGAAGTGTCGGAAGGGTGATATGATGGCGGAAACAAGGAGGCTTACAAGAGAACTCCTGAGCGAAGTAGATGCTGTTTATTGGTGGCTTGCCGAATGCGGAGAAAAGTACCTCGACCAGTCTAACGCTATAAGAGATATACACAGTTTTTGCGAGAACATCCTGGACATAGAAGAAGGGATAGAACAGGGCTTCCTGGATAGCGATTTGGTGAAGGTGATATGATGAGCGAGATAGGAGCAACACCCGACCCCGGAGAGATAAAGGATAAGATCAAGGCAGGTAGTGACCGCGCAAATGCTCTGAAAGCATACGTTGATACTGTTAGCATAAAGCACGTCCATAGGCAGGATATAGAGATGATCGACCTGGTGGTCAAGACGTATGAGTTGTTGACAGAAATAATGAAACTGGTTGAAAGCAAAGTTGATGAGATAGGAAATGCCAAAAAATGAGCGACTAAACCCACGGCAGATGAAGTTCGTCGAAGGTATTGACTCAGGGATGAGCCTGGCTGATGCTTATCGCAAGGCGGGGTACAAAGAGGGCCCTGGCATATATGCAGACGCTTCACGACTGCTAAGGAATGGTAAGGTCTTAGCGGAACTGGACGACAGGCTATTTGTCAGTAAACGAGCAGCGCAGCAACGATTCGGCAAGATGCAAGATGGATCAACGAATGTCTATGTGAAGATATTGAAGATGGAGCCGACTGAGAAAGACGTGCAACTGTTATCGCTACAGCAGAAGATAGCAAGTGACGTGTTTGACCGGTCGGGACATAAGCCTCCTGAGCAGATAGAGCACAGCGGCGAGGTAGGCGTCAATTTCTTAGACGTAATCATGGAACGCAAGAGACAGGCGGAAGACGAATGACCACAGCAGACGTACAGACAGAGACGGCATCATACAACGCCATATACGGCAAGCCTGGGGAGTTCACGGGCGACGATGCTGTGCGGTGGTGCGAAAACGCTCTTAGGTCTGAATACTGGTCAATGCAACGAGAAATCATACGATCTGTATTTAACAACGAATATACGGCAGTCCGTGCCTGCAATGGTCCTGGGAAAACGTTTGTAGCGTCGGATATTGCGTTGGCGTTCTTGCTTAATATGGGGCCTGCGATAGTACCTACGACCGCTCCCAGATTCCAGCAAGTGCGAGACGTGCTATGGCAAGAGATACGACAGAAATACAACACACATTTAGCCCCGATCATGGGTGGCATTGAGTGCCAGCAAACACGGCTTGAAATAGAGCCGGGATGGTTTATGGTAGGGTTGTCGCCAGAGAGCGGCGTCGGCTTGCAAGGACTCCACCAGGCGAACATGCTTATCGTTTTAGATGAGGCCCCTGGGGTAAGACCAGAGATAGTGCAGGCGGCAAATACACTCATGGCGTCAGGCGACGCTCACATGCTCTGGATAGGAAACCCGCTGCAATCAAGCGGGCATTTTTATGATGCTTTCCGCCTAGGGAGCAAATGGAGTAAGATACATATTAGCTGTGAGATGACGCCCAATTTCACAGGCGAAGAAGTGCCTGAGCGTGTAAAGCGGCAACTTATCACGCCCAAATGGGTTGAGGACATGGGCAAGGAATGGGGTGAGGATTCCGCGGCATATATGTCGGGCTGCCTGGGTGAATTCCCAGAAGATGACGGGCTAGGAATAATCCCACTGAAGCTGTGCCGCGACGCGGTGGCCAGAGAACTGGAGCCAGAAGGCGAGATGGTCTTGGGTGTTGACGTTGGCGCAGGAGGCGACCTGACGGCGTACTGTAGGCGGCGTGGGCAAGTTGTCCTTGATGTAACCACGCAGTCCACACCAGAAGCCCCGCAAGTACAACAGCGCATTATAGCGATGCACGAGCGCGATCAATACAAGATGATCCATATAGACTCGTGCGGTATTGGCTGGGGAGTGATCGGTAATCTGAGAGCGGCTGGACTACCTGTAAACGGTATCAACGCAGGAGCGGGGGCTAATGATAAAGAACACTATTTCAACAGGCGTGTGGAGCTATGGTATGCCGGCCGCGACTGGCTCAAGTATGGCAAGCTTCCAGACGACGATCAGCTAATAGCCGACCTGACGGCACCTATCAAAGATACATTGTCAAACTTAGGGCAGCAGCGCATGGAATCAAAAGCTGCAACGAAAAAGCGATTAAAGTCTCGCAGCCCAGATAGAGGTGACGCCTTTCTGTTGGCAATACAGAGCAGTAACAGCGGATTCTTCGCTTATTAAGGAGAGGGGGATATGATGATTCATTGTGGCGATTGTACTAGTTGGCATCAATATAGAGATGAAATGAACGAATACTGGGGTAGGTGTACCGTGTATTCGACAGCAACGCGTGATTGTTTTGGATGTGAAAAAGGTAATCGCAAGCCTGCGCTGGAAGATCCGCAGTATTATGCAGAGTGAATGGCGACTTGAGCGAGGATAAAATGACAACTGGTGTATTGACACACGCCAAGAATTTTCTGGTAGGTAACTGGAAAGCCCCGGATAATATCATCATGGGAAACGTGCCTACCAAAGGGCTGGCTTTCAATGGCGAGGTGCTAGTGCCAGGGAACCCGCAAGCAGCATTAAAGGCGTTTAAGGGCATCGTGTATACATGCGTAGACTTGCGCGCTATTGCTGTATCAATGACAATACGCCGAGTATACAAGGTGAAGGACAGTCGCGCAAAGTCGTTCTACAAAAAGACCCGTGTCAAGGAGCTATCGAACCAGAGGCAAGACGAGATAATCAGCAAGGCTGCACCAGGATCGCGGCTATCTATGGCGGAAGGCGTTGAGGAGATTCTTAACGGGCCATTCGTGGAACTGTTAAGACGACCCAATAATTATCTGAGCGCATCGGCGTTGAATAAGTTATCAAGTCAATATCTGGATCTGCTGGGCAATAGCTATTATATAATAGTACGAAACAAGATCGTAAACCCAGCAACAGGGCTAAGGATGCCTGTTAATTTATGGGTGGCGCCTGCTGAATATATGAAGCCTATCGCTGGCGATAACGTGCTTATAGCCGGGTACGAATACAAGCGGGGAATGAAGAAGATCATATATCCCCCAGAAGATGTAATCCATTTCAAGTATCCCACACCGCTGAATCAATTCGTGGGCATGGCTCCGCTGGCGGCAATTTTAGACACAGTTATGTTTAGAGAATACATGCTCAACTTTGAAGCACAAATGTTCAAGACGGGCGGCAATCCTAAAATTATATTGATGACTAAAGGGCAGATGAACAAGGCGCAGTCAGACATGGCGAAGGAGAGCTACAAGAACACCGAAGAAGCCGGTATAGCTGTCATGGGCGGGCAGGATTTCGATTTCTTCCAGCCAGCGACTATCACCGCCAGAGACATGGGATATAGAGAGGGGATAGCGTTCACCAAAGATGATATAGCAATGGCATTTCATGTGCCTGAGGTGATGCTAGGCGGCGGTGAATCTAATTTAGCGGTCGCCACTACGCTGGCTATGAGGTTCTATCTAGCTGAATATGCCACGAAACCTACGGTGATGATGAAGGATGAAGAGATCAACGAACAGCTTGCGTGGCAGTTTAACGAAGACACATTTGTGTTGACTGACGATCCAGTTCCAGAGAACAAAGAGGAAGCACGAGCGGAGCGCAAGTTGAATCTGGAATTGGGTCTGACGACAAGAGAAGAAGAGCGGATGTTGCTGAATCTGCCAGAGGACGTGGAAGGCTTGCTAGTGCCATCGGATCTAGTGCCTATAGAGCAGGCGGGGCAAGTCAAGGAAGCGGACGACGACGCTATCGTAGCGCAGTTACAGCGAGTCATGGTGAAGTATAAAGAGCAGGGGGGCGTGATGATCAGAAGAGAGGCTCTGATAACAGCAGTTGAGGAAGGATTGGGGGCGTGATTATGCAGAAATCAACACGTTTATTTAATAGTCGTTTATATCTGGACGTGAGCGATCAAGTTACACTGACTATTGGTGGCGATGGATGGGTGAAGCCGAGGACAGGCTTTCGGTGGTACAACTTAGGCAAGCAACATCATCACATGACGATTGTTAGCTTGTATATACGTGGTTGGCTGTTCAACCTGCGTACAGCGTCGCTTGCGGATAAGTAGGGGGCGATATGAAAGCTAAAATTACATGGGGCAATGCGTGGACGATATGGATGTGTTGTGGCATGGTTGTGGTGCTTTTTGACATAACACCACTGAGAAACTGGATTTTCTTTGTAGTTTATATCATAGTAAATTTTGGCTTATTAGGCATGGACAGATATACAGAAGAAAAACGATACAAAGATCGTGTTAAAAGCGAATGGCAAAACGCAAGAAAAGGGATATTTGTTGAGCGATATAATAAGGGGGCGTGAGATGATAGACGGACACATGACATTTGATGCTGATGAGTCGATAAGGACTGTACGATTCATAGACGAGGACGGGAAATGGAAAACGATATACCAAACGGGGTCGAGATCATTTGATGGTAGGTTTCATGTCACGGGGCAATTACCAGAATTGAGTGACGAGGGGGCGCGATATGGGGGACATAAGGAAACGATACGAAGAGATAGCGACAGAACTTCGTGAGTATTTGGCAAAAGATCGGCATCCAGATACACCGGTCGGGGCATGGTTTAGGGAACTGGCGGACTTGCAATCTAAATTCATCGAGATACAGCTAGAGATTGCGGGAATGCTGTTGGGTAGCAAATAGGGGGGCGACATGGCAGAATTAACCGAGGAGATGTACCAATCAGTTAAGAGTCGCGACATGGACAAGGCGAATCAACGAGCAGCGTTAGAGGCTGCTATGAGTCAAGGGCAAGAGGTGACAGTGTTTATAAAGGGGGACGAGCTAACGGGCTACCTTGCTGATGTATCAGAAGATACGTTCAGATTTCGCGGGGGCTGTGACTTGTCTTATGATGATTTGGGGTCGGTTCAAGTGGTAGCAAAGGTCAAGACGATCAAAGAGAAGGCGAGGATCGCGTGGGAGCGGGATCTGGAAGTGGTGGTTAAGTCGATTGGCGGTCACATAACGACTGGGCGTGTGATTATGTGTCACCCATACAACATCGAGGTAAAGTATAGAGAACCAAATGGTGAGATGTATATCGTACATCCGCGTTATGAACATATCGCCGACATTCGCTTTGTGGACGAGCAGGCGGAAGGAAAAGAAATGCCAGAGGGTATCAGCATGGATGAGGTTATTCGGACTTCTGTAATTCCGATTATCAATGATTATATCCAGAACCTCGATGTCGGCAATAAGGACGAGAACGCAAGACTCCAAACCGAGGTTGAGAAACTTAGAGAGGTAGAAGCCGAAGACGCTAAAACTATTAACGGTCAGGATAAGCGCATTCGGGAACATATATCTAAGATAGCCGAGTTGGAAGAGCGGTTGGTTGCGCTGGAGGCGGATCAAGAGATAGAGACGGAGGAGTGCGCGCCTGATTCACAAGTGATGGTCATCTCTAAGTTGCATAAGGCTAAGGAAGAGAACAGGCGGGTAACAATTCATTTCAGCGATTCGCACCGGAGCGGTACGATCAATTCTGGGATTGAAACTATTGGGTTGGACCGCGTAGTATTCAGCAATACGGCAGACGGCGAGCAATACGTGTTCCTCAATTCAATCACGTTCGTAGAAATTGGCAACGTGATTTCGCAGTCAGACGAGCCAGAGGAAGAACCTGATATAGCGGAGCAGCGGTGGATGGTATATGGCGGTGTCTGTGGCGTAGAGATCAGGCAGAGATGTGATGGGCGTGCGCTTTCGTTAGCTCTGGGGAGACATGGGTCTCTTGATGGGCATATAAAGCTCGTAGCTACCGACGCTCAAATCGCACTCGCTACCGCCGCTCCGGAGTTGGCGGATATGTTGAGAGACCTTTTAGCGCACAGATCAATAGAGGATGGCGTAAGTTGTCCGCTTGTTTTAGATGCGATTCGACTGCTAAATAAACACGGCATACCCAACGTTGCGCCGTGGTATAAGGATGACAATGACAACTAACGCCGCAGTAATACAAGCAGCCGCCGCAATCATCCTGAAAGACGCTAAGGATGAGCGCGACATCATCTGGAGAGCCTTTGCCGACCGCACGGAGGCGATAGAGGACAAGTTCAAGCCCAAGTTGCGGACGGCGTTCACGAAGCAGGAGAAGAGCGTCCTGGCGAAGCTGAGGGGCAAGCGCATACCTGATACCAGCGACGCCGAGAAATCTATCTATGCGCTATTTAGCGATGTTCTGCTCAAGGCCAGCGAAGAAGCGGAAGCCGCCGTCGAGAAGTTCGTTGACACCATATACACAGCCTCCGCATGGCAAGTCATATTCACTGAGGCTGAGCTACCATTCATGACGCTGGCATATGGTGAAGCGGGACAGGCGGCATATGCCGAGATAGGGATACAGGCGGCGTTCAACGTCAATAATCCCAGGGCGACGCAGTTCCTCAAGGACAGAACATTCGAGAGCGTGAAGGGGATAAACGAAGAAACACGCGCAAAGCTCAAACGTGCGCTGGTGAAGTCCTTCGACGCTGGCGAGAGCATACCGGAGGTAAGCAAGAGGATCGCCGAAGTATTCGACATTAACCGTGGCTCCAGGACAGATAAGATAGCCCGGACTGAGATCGTGGGGGCGTCCAATAACGGGACATATGCCGGCTATGTTGAGTCCGGGATAGTTCTTACTCATACATGGATAGACTCGCGGGACGATAAGGTCAGAGATTCGCACCGGATAGACGGACAAACTCGCGAGCTAGGTAAACCATTCAGCAATGGGCTATTGCATCCACACGATTTTAATGGGCCGGCGAAAGAGGTCATCCATTGCCGGTGTACTTTGAGCGCGGACAAGCTCAAGGAGGCGGCATGATATGGATAGATGGAAAGAGCAGTTACAAAACGCACTGACGGCAGGGCCTTATACTACCGTGGAAGTTGCAGGCGATTATATCACAGGCGAGATAACATGGGTGGGAATCAAAGGTTTTGAGATTAACATAGATGGGCGACACACACGATATAATATTGCTGATGTCTTCTGTGTAGTGGTAGGCGAGCCGATCAGGGGTGGCACATCTGTTGCTATCGTAACATCTGACGTGATGGTAGGCTTATAAGCGGCGGCATAACAGACACATGCCTTGCGATTTAGCCGGAGACGTTGTATAATGGAAGGGGACGACATGAAGAGAGCGATAAGCGAGGTGGCTTAGACATGACGCGTTATTGGTTAATGAAAAGTCTGACATTCCAAATAGACGTTGAGAATTCGTCCGTTATCATAGGCTGTAAACATAAATATGGAAAATGCATAGAGACGCGAAAGAGCAGGATAATGACCTGGTGGAGGTCTATTTGGGAGGTCTTCGGAAACAGCAAGCCGGCATCGAGGTGACGTAGGCATGAAAAGAGCAGCATTATACGTTAGTCCGCAGTTCTGGGGTAGTATGTTGAAACAGGACGAGATGCACGTTAAAATAGAAAACCCATTACCGGACGACGCGAAATATATAGAGACTAGATATGATATGGACAGAGGGCTATTATATATGATATTTGAGAGCGAAGAGTTTGAGGATATAACGGACAAAGGAGCTATGATTCCTGAGATTCCGCCGATAATGTTTACAGAGGTGACGTAGATATGGGTAAAGAGATATTCACAATAGTTTGTCCTACAAAGTCATTGAAAAAACCACTGTCGGGCTTAATAATAGATATGGGCAGAAAGATAGCCTCGATACGAACTGACGGCGATACAAGTCGTATTTTAGTAGATACAACAGAAGGTGCTGACGGAATGGTTGAGATCATTTTCGAGGTGACGTAGACATGAAACGAGCGATAATAGAACTACCAGCAACGTTTTTGCATTTTGCATTTATAGAGAGAACTGATTATCATGTCAAGGTTGAGCACGGGCTTCCTGATGATGCTAAATTTTGTGCCTGTCATTATGATCATACGCGACATGTATTCCAGCTTATTTATGAGAGCGAGACTTTTGAGGATATATCTGAAGGACTCAAGATGCCAATTTTGGATCAAATTACAGCTAATTTTGTAGCGTGCAACATGATTGAAACTAATGAATTGATACCACAATATGAGTAATTGGTGAACTTGCCATATATCTTGAAGAGTATATCAACCTCAAGCAGGTGGCCATGTAAATAGCTCGAATCTAACAATCTAGTTTAATAAAAATAACCGGCGCAACAGGATGAGCTTTTCCTTCGCCGGTTTTTCTTTTGCCTGTTGCGCTGGTTATCCACCCAATACCAGAGGTGATATGATGGACTTGATAACAACTAAAATGCAGCTAAATGACGTGCGGGATGACATTTTAGCTACCCGACCCACGCTGGCCGCTAGTCTCAAGACTGCTGGCATGGATGGCGATCTGCCCTATATACGAAAAGGGATAGTGCCGTCTGATATGGAGTTCAACAAAAAAGAGCGGTCAGTTATCGCCACTATTAGCACATTAGCAGTTGACCGCGACGGCGAGGTGGTTTTGCCAGAGGGCATGGATAACACACATTTCAAGCTAAACCCTGTGGTTACATTCGGGCATAATTACAGCGAACTGCCTCTGGGAAGTGCGAAGTGGGTTGACCCATATCCCCCTGTTGATCCAGTAGAGATCCGCGCAAAGACGATCTATCCCACTGCGAAGGCCAACCCGTTTTCGGAACAGGTGTTACAGTATCAGCGCGAGGGCTTTCCACTTGCGAAATCCATCGGGTTTATCCCTGTCAAATCTGTCGTTCCCACTGACAAGAACTGGGATGAAGCGGTCAAGAACTGGCGTGAGAGACGTATTGAATCGTTTGAGATGAAAGGTATCAAAGCTGCTGACAGACCAGACGAAGGCGATCCAAAACGAATATATACCGAATGGATCCTGCTGGAATACTCAGATGTGCCTATCCCGTCGAATCCAGAAGCGGTCAACATAGCCGTGAGCAAGGGGCTATTGAGCGCCGATAGCGCAAGCGCTTATCTACCAGGGGCGGAACTTGCGGAAGAGGACGAGACGGAAGACACAATAGTTGATGTAGAAGTCGACGATATACCCGCAAAGGTGAATATCATTCGCAGAGATCTGGTTCTGGATGACGTGGAAGAGAAAGAGGGCAGACGTTTCTCAAAGAGTACCCTGAAAGCTCTTGATGACGTGCGTGCGGCCGCGACAGCGTCAAGCGAAGCGAATCAAGCGGTAATAGATGCTCTGGATCTCCTGATTGACATCCCAGATGACGAAACCGACGAGATAGACGAGGAAGTCGAAGAAATTGAAACCGAGATGACGTCAGAGATGGCAAGGTTGCTCCTGGAGCTAGACGACAAGGAGATAGCCGAAGCCAATAAGCCGATAACGGCGAAAGAGGAAGTGCTGATCGCCACGGGAGACTATGTGTAGATCAGCTTTTAAGCACGTATAAATGCCAGGCTAGGTAGCTATAGATATTAGCCTTTAGCGGGGTGTAAATATCAGGCATATTTGCTGTAGGCATTAGCGAGCGTTGGGAACGAAACAATAACAACGTAAACTAATACGAGGTAACATAATGGCACTCACCGCAGAAGAAAGAGCGTTACTAGAGAAGATAAAAGGTAAAAACAACCTGAAACTCGCTGAGATAGCGGCTACATCCGAGGCTGGCATAGCCACGATAGATGACGCTGTTGGGACGGCTGAAACGGAACTCTCGGAAGGCGATTACAAAGACGAAACGCTGGAAAGCCTGAAAGCAAAAAGCGCAGAATTGGAAGGCACAGTCGAGATGCTAATGAAGCATCTGGCAAAGCCTGAGAAAGCGCCATTGCTTGAGGACAGGTTGGAAGATGGCAAGAAGGACAGATTGCCGCATAAATTCAAGTCGCTGAATCATTTAATGATTGATATGGCACTGGAGGGCAGGGAAAGAGACAACACCTCGCCGGAACTGAAAGAGTGGCGCGAAGTATGCAAGGCGAACCAGTCGGCAGGCGATCCGGCAACGGGCGGCGCTCTTATTCCCACGGAATACATTGATCAGATAATGGAGCGCACAAGGACTGATAATCCGATCATGGCTAACGCCACAGTAATCCCGATGGCAACTGGCAAGGCGTCCATTCCCTTTATTGACGGATTCGACGAAAGTCAGGGCAAGACTATGGGAAATGGCCAGTTCTACTGGGAGGGCGAGTCGGAAGTATTCACCGAAACCAATGCTCTATTCGGCACAACCGAGTTGAACCTCAGGAAGCTTGCCGCATCGGTGAGAGTCACATGGGAACTGATCAAGTATTCCGCAATCAGTATAGAGCCGATACTCGGCCGGATGTTTGAGCAGTCCTTATCGACTGCGCTATCGCGTGGTTTCATTCGCGGAACTGGCGCGAAACAGCCAAAGGGTATTCTCCAGAGCGGTGGGCATAAAATCGAAATACCCAAAGCCGCCAATCAGGTCGCTGACACCTTTATCTATGACAACATCCTCGATATGGTAGCGCAACACTATAGTGCTGGCGGGGATATTGGCGACGGGACTTTTATCGTTAATAAGACTGTATTGCCGGAACTTGGCAAGTTATCTGTTGTCGTTGGTACTGGTGGATCGGGAATCTTTTTGGTTAACAATCAAATACAGGGAAAGCCTGTATTCTCTCTCCTGGGCTTGCCTGTGCGTTTTGACGGCCAGATGCCCATAAGAGGCGACGCTGGTGATGTAACACTTGCTGACTGGCGTGGTGGCTATCTTGTAGGCGAGCCGGCCGGTGGCGCGGGAATGGAGACAGAGCAGTCCATTCATTTGTACTTCAACTATGGCGATACATCATTCAGAGCGATAACAGCGATGGATGGCGCGCCGTGGTGGCCGTCTGAGTTCAAGCCAGCATACGGCGACAATCAGGCTCCTTTCATAACTGTCGCAGACAGAGCATAAGCTAGTCAACAGACTAGATACGGAGGTAATATAATGTTATTCGGACATACAAGACCGATGGTTCCTATAGTTCAACTTATTGGCCCGGAAGATTTAAGCGAGGGGGCGTCTTCCTCGCTCTGGGTTTCGATGGAAAATGTACACAAC